AACACCTTGCTGGTCAAATAGAAAGCATAGAAAAAGAAATAGACGCAAGTAGATATAACAAAGTCAACATAGATCATCTAAAAGAACAAGTAGATATGTTGCAAAAAAAATTAAACGGACATTGACATGGTTACAGAAATTATAGCACTTCTTATGATAATGGATCATGAAATTAAAGAACATAGAATTCAAATTGACCCAAACACAGGAAAACCCTCAATGTCAGTTTGTTTGAAACATAAAAGGGAAGCTATGCGTACTGTTAAAGATGGTATGGAATATCGTTGCATTGTTTCTCAAGCTGAACTTGAAGAAAATGTTGATGGTTCTAAAAGCATAAAAAAACTAATAATGAAATAATGACTAACTGGCATAGACCATCTCCTGCACAACCCAACCCACCTCAATCATATTTACCATTATTGACAGAGGTTAAACCAGTTTCAAGTGTAACCAACAGGGAGAAAACTATGAAATACATAAAAAAACTATGGAAAAAATATGTTGAATGGTTATTCAAAGACTTTTATAAATAGATTATGTGGATGAATATTGCAGCTAAATTAGTACCAAGTGTCATCAAGACAGGTATGTCTATTGCTGCTAATAGAAGAAAAGCAAAAGAGTTAGAATCAGTTGCTGAACTAAAGTTAGCTGAGAAAATGGCTAATGGTGAAGTTGAATATAAAAAAGCAGTTATTGATTCTCATAGAGGCGATCTTAAAGATGAATTTTGCCTTATCCTCATCTCAATTCCTCTATTGCTTTTGGCATGGTCTGTATTTAGTGATGACCCTGATATACAAGCAAAGATAGACATTTTCTTTGATAAATTTTCTAACCTTCCAATGTTCTATCAGGCTTTAGTAGTAGGAGCTTTCAGTACGATACTAGGTATCAAGGGTGTATCTACCTTTAAGAAAAAATAATGGAAGTAATCTGTTATATTTTTATTATGCTTTGGATAATAGGAATATCTGAATAATCTAAACTTATGTCCGACACAAGTAGAGATATTATTAGTGAGTATAAGGATCAAGTGCGAATACTTAAACAGCAAGTTGACGAACTTGAAGATCAGAATAAAAGCAAAGATTCTGCAAATAAAAGGTGTTTGCAAAAGCTAGAATATGCTAATGACGATTTAGAAAAAGCAAATAAACAAGTAAAAGAACTTGAAAAGCAGATAAAAGACTTAAAACAAACAAATGAACAATTATTAAAACATCCATGAAAGTAGCCTTAATAATGATTATGTGTAGTCAAATAGCAGGAGAGTGTATGAAACCCCACTTCCTTAATCATCATGATACTATGTATGATTGCTTGATTGCTGGTTACGAAGAGGCTAAAAAGAAAACAGAGGAACTTGGTAGAAAAGAAGTTTCTAAACATGAAATTATAATAAAATTTAAATGTTATTATGATGAAAACGAACCAACAAGGAGGATGGCATGACACAACTATCAAAACACTTTAGTTTAAAAGAGATGACTAAATCAGGCACAGCAGCTAGGCTTGGCTTAAATAATACACCAAACGAAGAACAAATAGAAAACCTAAAAGCATTATGTGAAAACATACTAGAACCATTAAGAGAGTATTATGAATCAAGACCCATAATGGTCAGCTCAGGTTTTAGATCAGAAAAATTATCAGAAGCTATAGGTTCATCATCAAGATCAGCCCATTGTCAAGGTATGGCAGTTGATTTTGAAATACCAGGATTTGATAATAAACAAGTTGCTGCACACATAAAAAACAACTTTGACTTTGACCAACTTATAAGCGAATACTATGAAGAAGGTGTAGCTGATAGTGGTTGGATTCATGTTGCTTACAAAAGAGATGGTAGCAATAGAAAGCAATCTTTGATAAAAGATAAAGAAGGTTATAAGACTTGGGAGTAATATGGCTAGAACTGCTGCATGGCAAAGAAAAGAAGGCAAATCTAAATCTGGCGGATTAAATGCTAGAGGAAGAGCTAGTTATAATAGAAGAACAGGTGGTAATTTAAAAGCACCGGTAACAACTAAACCAAGTAAATTAAAAAAAGGATCTAGTGCTTATAAACGAAGAAAATCTTTCTGTGCTAGAATGAAAGGTATGAAGAAACGATTAACTTCTGCTAAAACAGCAAATGATCCAAATTCAAGAATTAACAAAGCTCTGCGTAAGTGGAACTGTTAATATAACAACAAGGAGAACAATTATGCCAATGGTTGGTAAAAAAAAGTTTGCATACACTAAGAAAGGCAAGAAAGCCGCTAAGATGTACGCAAAGAAAAAAAAGAAAAAAGTAAAAAGTAAATACTAGGTGTAGCTTACTGAATAAGCTGGGAGAGTCGGAGGGAAACTAACAATAGGAGAAAATATGCCGTTTAGTAAATATAGTCCAAAACAAAAGAAACTAGCAAGGATTGCACCACCAAGAGATAAAATAACTGGTGCTGATTTTGCTATGCTTAAAAAAAGAAAAAAAAGAAAGAAGAGGAAGTAATGGCTAAACTTTGTGCTAGAGGTAAAGCAGCAGCGAAGCGTAAATTCAAAGTTTACCCATCCGCTTACGCAAATATGTATGCTAGTGCTGTATGTTCAGGTAAGATAGTGCCAGGTGGTCGTAAAAAGAAAAAGAAAAACAAGAAGAGAAGATAATGTCAAAAGGTTTACGATCATGGGTAAGAGCTAATTGGGTTGATATAGCTAATAGACGACCTGATGGTTCTTTTCCAAAATGTGGTAGATCAAAAGGTGAGAAAAGAAAAAACTATCCTAAATGTGTGCCATTAGCTAAAGCAAGATCAATGTCATCAGGACAAAGAAGAGCTGCGGTATCAAGAAAAAAGAAAGCTGAGAGAAGAGCAAGGAAAGGGAAAAGACCTAATTACGCAAGAACATGAAGAAAAAAACTTGGAGCAAAACAAATGTTTCAAGGGTTGTGGGTTCTTGTCATTTCTGTAAAAAAGAACATACATCAAACGAAGGTGGTTGGATTATAAACGCAGAGCATAAAGTATTTTGCGAAACTCATACTGAAGGTGTGTCTAGCTGCTTTGATAAATACTTAAAACGAAAAACTATTCCTTTTAATGATTGGTAAGGCGACCATTTCTGATCGCCTTAATTTTTACTTATTATAATATTTAACTTGTCTTTGATATTTTTTAACTTTGTTTTTTGCAAAGTTATATTTAGACAACCATTTAGCTAAGTTGTTCTCAGCTTTATTTTTTCTTAAAGAAACATAATCAATCACAACTTTAGATTTTATTTGTTTCAGTAAATCTATATCTTTGAAACGATTATGTATTTTATTATGTTGCTCCTCTGTCAATGGATAATGACTCAACATATCTTTATGTCTAAATCCGTAAGAGTGCATAAGTTCATGAGAGAATAAATCGCTTATTCTTTTTAAGTCATGTTCTTTATTTAGAGATAAAAACATATCCCAACCATCACCCCAAACTTGACCAATGTATGCTCTACCTGAACATCTCCAATTTGTATTTCTTATTTGAACTTTCAAAGTTTTCCAATGTTTTAATCTTCCTTCTGTCTTTGCAATTAAGGAATGTATAAAACAAAAGAGTTGCTGTAACTTTTTTGAGTCATAACAAGATGTATTTTTTATTATTTTCATTTTCCCCCTTTTTTTTATTTATAACTCATTATAACATATTGAGTTTTTCAATTTTTTTAAAAAAATAATTTTATTGAATAGTAGAGCGATGATGTGTGCAGGGGTTCAAAACTAGATGCGACAAAAAAAACCTTTTTTAAAATTAGGCGACAATCAGGGGAATACTGCTTACAGCATTGATTGCCGCCAAATATTAACTAGACCAAAATTTTTTAGCATTATCTAAATATGTAGGATCTAGGTCATTTCTCCAAAAGTAATTATCAAAATCAGGCTGTATATAATCTTTCAACACATTAGCATCGTTTGATATTTTCATAAGGTTTTGCCTTACCTTACATCTTTGGATAAAGTCTTTCTTTCTACTCTCTATGCTTTTAGGTGTTAGTAATTCACAATTCTCTGCACTAAAGACTTTATAACCCTCTTCATTGATATAACAAATATAGATGGGTAACTCAGTTGCATAATGATAAAAGTCAACTTGCATTAGATGATAAGGTTCAATGGTTTCTGGTAGCTTTGTTGTTGACCAACTTCTTGTTCCATCTTTCTTTACCCTACCTCTTCTTGGAAACTTACATTTGTCTTCTATTATCATTTCACCTTTTAAGTCTGCATAACCATGCACAGGTATATTAATACCCTCAAAGACTTTATAAGTTTCTATTTCAGGTTTACATTTATCATAACCAGGTATGCTCATGTGTGCAGCATGACCATTAGTTATCATTCTTTCAACAATATTAGAAAAGTGATTAAAAGCATCAATCTCTTTTGTATCAGGTATTAAGGTATTTAATTTTTCTTTAATGGGTGTGAACATTATAATCCCTTAAAAAACCATCATAATCACTTCTACCTAAATACTTAACCATCTGTCTTGTTTTGTATTCTTTAGGATAGTTTGTGCCTTTCTCATATTTTTGCACTTGTTGGAAGGTGACCCCTATTGCTTCTGCGACTTGTGATTGTGTTTTATGTGCAGCTCTTCTAGCTTCACATAAGGCTTTACCTAATTGTGTGTAAAACTCTTTTTCTTTTTGTTCAAATGTAATGTCAGACATTGTTTCCTTTCATTTAAGACAGAGAACCCTTTAACCCTTGTTGCAACTTTTGAATGTAAAACTAGAATTAAGTAGTTACTCTAGCTTGTCTTTGTTTCAACTCCATGATCTTCTCAGCTATTTGAGGTAGTCTAGCTTTGCTTTTTAAGTATAATGTTTTGTGCTTATACATTCTATTTACTAACCTCTCCTGCTTGGACTCCAGATCCTTGAGTTTCTTTGGTTCTATTGTCATTTGTTTCCTCACCGATCAGTTTAATATTAGACCTAACAAACCGCTTATCGGTGATTGTTACTTCTGCGGAATCGCTAGGCTTTTTTGAGGCATGAGCTTTTTCTGTAGCTTCCTCTACAGTAGCACCCTCAAAAGTTTCTTTGAAGTTGACCATCAGTTCAGCAAGTGTATCTTTTTGTACTTTAGTCATTCAATTCTATGTTCCTTCTATAACCTTTAATTTTCTTAAGGTCATTTCTGTTAGCCAATTTATCTATCAAGACAGTTATTGAGTTCTTGGATTTGTAGTCCAGACCCTCTGCCATTTCTTGAAAAGTTGGCATATATTTGTTTTTTTTATAGTATTTTTTAATAAAATTCAATAGACGCAGCATAACTGGTGTCATGGGTATTTTACTTTTTCCTGTCATTTAAAGCCAATCCTCTATTACATTCTGCATACCCATTAATATCATCATAGGTATCTTTTTTATATTTTTTATTGGTTATACTTCTCCAATTCTTTTCATCAATATTTAATATTCCCCATATATTTTTAGGTGCTTTTACAACATATCCATTATAAGCTGATAAATAACCTTCAATAATCTTTTGCATGACATAGCTTGTTTTTGAGAAAGAACCATATTCTTCTTCTTTTTCTTTTAATAATCTCTCTAAATGTTTTGGTAATTTGTGTATGCTTTCTATATTATCCGACATTTCAATCCTTGCAGTAGTAGTATAAAACTGTTTTTCCTTTATAATATGCTTTGCTTTTAGCTGTATCAAACTGTGTTATTTGTTCAAAAGCATCATGGCAAAGCATTTTTGGAGCAGTAGCTGAAACAGAAGCCTCAACTACTGAACCATTTAATAAGTGCATTATAACGACAAGAACATCCATTAGAAGTTCATCTTGTTGGCTTGGCTACCTTTTTCTTTAGGTTCATTAGAATAACCACTAATGTTTGGTACTTTTGCATCTGCATTTAACCAACCAATTAATGCTTTTTTACCGCCAACCTCAACATCGTTAATATCTCCTGTAAATTTATTATCATCACCCTTAAACAAA